ATAATTCCCAAAGTGCGGAACGAGAGGTTGCAATTTGCTGTTGCTCTTCATTCATATGAACAGTTCTTTGAGACCATTGGAGTGATCTGTAGATCGAGTTCATATCAAGTGGAGCAATAATCTCATTGTTTCTTTCAACAAATTTGCGCTTTAAGAAGGACATATCTTTGACCTCATTAAATGGTAACATATCCATTGTTTTTAAAGCAGAAGTGAATCCCATTGAATAAACTTCTTTGCAAAATAGTTGATAAACACAATTATTGAAATCTTCTTTGCACTCTTCTTTGACGGCATTATTGACATCGTCTCCATAAGTATTAGGTCGATTGAAATCGAAAAATAATCCATATTTGAGATGTAGTCCTAAACTATACCATGCGTAGATTAGCATATAGACTCCCTTCATAGAATTGTCTTCAGCGGTTCCATATTTGCCTGACGTTTGTAAGCCAGGTACACCAAATAGATCGCCATTAATACTAAGAAAAGGAAACATCTTGTCAGTTAATAAAGATCTGACTACTTTCATAGTCTCTTCAGTATAACCTTGGTGTTCCAATACATTGCAAACAATAGTGTTGACTGCCCTACTAACATCAGGAGGTATAGTCAAATCAAATGACGAATAATCACCTTCCATAATGAAAGGAGAAAAGTCTACTAAGTTGTGATAAAAATGACCTGCATTTGCGTGCATGTTTATTCCTACCGATGTGCAATAGACTTCATTTAACTCAACCATACTTGTATATAGAGGAGAAAGAAACATTCTTTCCACTATATATGATGGGGTAGTTCCAGCATAAAAAACTCTTGTCTTTCCTGCTATAACTTTGGCTTCTGGTCTAGGTTCATCTTTAAGACAACCTATAAAGATAGGATTACTTGTTTCATCCTTAGCCAATATGTTAATAGTATCGATGATCATTTGTTTAAGCTCAGACGTAGGTTCACGTATATCGTCCTCAACTATGGGCAAATGATCCCCTTTCACACCAGTTAGTCCAAAACCTGCAGAAGATGTAGCTTTAACACGACGTAAAAAATCATCATGTTTAGCCCCATTTACAGCGGTTTCTAGATCAATTGGTTGCCATTTAGGCGTATTATTCTCATCGAGACCCCTAATGATAAAATCGGTGTATTCCTTAATTGCTAATTTAGCAATTGACGGATTAAGACCTTTCTTCTCATTATTCATGGTTCTCAAGGCGACATTAAATGGATAAACATATTTTCCACACGACATGCCTGGTTTTAAC